TTACCACTGAAAGGATTTCATCTCCTCTTTCTCCATCATGCGAACAAAATAAGTCAGTATCAATACCATGATTAATCACTTGGGTGTCATCTTGTTCTTCCCATCCCCATTCGCCAATACTGTGTCCAGATATGAAAAGATTTAAATCCCCTCTCATGTTTCTGACTTGATCTAGTATGTTTCCGTCCCATTGAGGCACTGGAAGAGTATGTTCCAAGCTTACCAAAGGAAGATGCATCAACTTAGACAGCTCAAGAGCTTTTTGAAATTGTCCAAACTTATTCTGAGATAGGACTAAATCAAAATCTACATGACTTGGTATTTGTTCATTTCCAAGTTCGGGATTTAGAAGATGATAATTATCTGGAAGTTTAGCGTATGTTTCATTCCAGTCTTTTATACCTTCTGCTCTGTACGAATAGAAACTATGTCCGGTTTTTGCCAACATGCTTTCGTATCGTTCATGAGTAGGAAAAGTCAATATGTTTAACTTCTCATTTGGTTCTCTTGTAGAGGCTCTTATGATACTAGATACAGGGTTAATCATTAAGTAGTCCCTTCATTAACTCTCCAATGTTTTGATGAGAATATTCATAGGCTTGTTCTAAACCTTTTCTCTTCATATTTTTTAAAGCTTCATTATTTTCGTAAACATGACGCATTACTTCTCTTAACCCTTGGACGCTAACAGAGCACCAGTTCTCATTTCCAGTGAACAGATTAGTAAATGTTTCTGTCATTCCATAAACAGGTTCCATTACTCCTTCTACCAAGAATCCACCTTGTCCAATAAAGTCAGACATTCCTCCAATGTTTGTGCATATAGGAGTTTTACCAAAACCCATTGCATCAAAAGCTGGTATACACCAAGCTTCTCCATAACTAGGCATGACAAAACAATCACAACTATTATGAAGCTGGTAAATGTTTTCCTCTTCTAAAGTATTTGTTATTATCAAATCTTCTCTATAGTCATCTACATTTGGAAATCTTTTTAGTCCAACCTTAACTGAGTTGCATAAATCTCTGACCTCCAGAGCTAAATCTTCTGGACTGGTGTTATGCCTTCCTGTTTTTATTAAAATAGAGACATTTTCTGAGGGGTCGAACTCTGCGTGAAAAGCCTTGATGAAGGCCTCTAGGTTCTTCCGTTTATTCCAGTCTGCAATTGTGTAGAAGATAAAGTTTTCTTTTGCGCTAGGAAAGTCTATCTTTTTATGTCCTCTTTCAAATTTAGAGAAGTCACAGGCATGTGGTACTACTTTAATAGGAATAGTCACTCCGCTATCTTCTGAGGATCTTACCATTTGGTTATTAATAACCCAAGCCTCGTCCATCATGTTAATTTTTCTAGACCAGTCCGAATCTATAAAGTTGTTAGTCTCTGTGGCATAGAGAGCAATGTTCTTTTTAAAAGATGAACTATATTCCATTAGATGTGGAAGGGTATGCTGAATACATACATCGCAAGATGAACTATCTTTACCTTCCAGCTCAAGCAATCTACTAGGAAGTTTCGTGTCGGTTACTGCGTTCAGCTTTAAGGGGCGTGGAACTACGTCAATTCCAGCAGCATCTAGAGACAATATATAATCAATTGCGGCATTTCCCCAACCTGTGCCATCTCTATAACAACCTATGTATAAGACTTTCATTTGATGAATTCTTTTCTTGCGGATTCCCAATGATTTCTGCGATGACAAAGATTGGACATCATATTATACGCTTTATCTCTGTCAAAAGGCTCATATACAGGCTTTGCAAACTTGTATGAGTCCTCGTTTAGATACATTTCTCCAGCGCCATTTATAAACATTCCATAGTTTAAATCTCGCACTAAACGTGATTCAAAATAACTGTTTAACTTATCTGGCTCACCGAGAACATTAACGATTAACCATTTAGCATACTCAGAGTTAGATATCTCTTTTTGTTCATTTCTTACGGGAGTATGAACTCTTGGTGGAGACATCCATTTTCCGGGAACTACTTCTACGGAGTCAAAATGATCTTCCCATTTTTTAGCAGTTTTGTCCCACTGGTAATACTTTTCAAAGTTAAGCCTTGTATTTCTTGATAATGTTTCACTTTGCTCATCAGAATTTTCAAAGAACTCTTTTATTTTTTTAGCAGCGTCGTTATTGTCAGGAACTGCTCTATTACAACCTGTTTCTAATTCGTTGTATAAAGCTTTTGGTTTTAGTGGTGTTCCTCCTAGCTTTCTTACCACGCTGCTCATTGCAGAGTAGTCTGTACTCATGACAGGAACTCCACAAGCAGCGGCTTCTACTTGAGGCAATCCAAAACCTTCACTATTGGAATACTGAATATACAAGTCAAATAGATTCATTATCTTTGACAGGTATTCATACGACACTCCCTTTTGAACATTTGATAACCCAGCAGAAAAACTTCCACACTTAGGGCACTTACTTCTAGCGTCAGAAAAGAAGGCTGGAAAAGCATGTTCACATTTAACACATGAATAGGTAAACAATACCTTACTAGCAATCTTATTTTTGTTTAAGAGTTTTGGTATATCCCAACCCAAGTCTGGATAGCTAGTATGGCAATATAAATAAACATCAGTTCTTCCTGATGTTTCTAAGAACTTGCTAAACATCTCAAAGAGGTCTGGAAAGAGTTTTCTTCTTTGGTTTCTCATTACAGTCCCAACAAACTTAGTCTCTGCACTAAAACCCATCTCTTCTTTGTGTTTGTTCTTGTCTTCTACTGGTTTGTAAGCTTCATCAGCAGAAGGAGGAGCGCTACCTAAACAGTTGATTGTCCCTCTAGACTCTTTTTCTAATACATCGTGTCCCCAGTCCGAATAATTAAATACGGCATCAGCATTAGAAAAAGTAGATATCCATTGTTCATTTTGGGGAGCAGCGTCTACGGTTGGCATTAAAACCCAATGGAAGTATGGACGAAAAGGAGACCTCTCTTGATACTCAAACATCCAGAAATCCCGTATGTCACACACGATATCTGGTTGGAAATTTAATACTACGGATTCAAATCTCCACTCTCCGAATTGATTTGTGGGAATTTCATCGTACTTTTCTTGCTCTTCTTCATCAGGCATGTTTCCATAAAAAGTCCATGGTATACCATGCTTCTTAGCTTCTTCATCTCGACCATAACTAGCAAATTCTGCAAGTTCATATTTTCCAGTAGCATACAACCTCTTCATGACTTCTCGAAGATATGTAGCATATCCCGTATTTAAATATGTAGCTTCTCCGCAAAATAGGATTCTCTTTTTCATTTGTTTACTTCTTTTAACAATTTTATTATTGCCCTTGTTTTGACTTTTACTTCTTCTTTACTAGAAGATGTATAGCTAGCAATTTCGCTATTGGTGTAGTTTTGTATCTTTAATTTTATTATAAATAAGTCTTCTTCGGAAAGATATTCAGGCAAGCAATCAAGTATGTTATCTTGTGTACTGTATAAACGATCTACTTGAGCAACTAGTCTTTGTTCATTTTTCTTTATCTTGCTTCTAAGCTTTGATATAGAGTTTCTTATACATACTGTAGCAAATGTACTGAACTTAGATTTAGATTCATCATGTCCTCTAATAGCTTTCAGCAATCCAATTAATCCAGCTTGAATGTAATCGTCAAAGTGAGAACTTTCTAAAAAAGAAAGAGCCTGAAAAACGACAAGTCCATAATGTTTATGAACGAGTTCTTCTTCAAGCTCTTCTTGAGTTCTGAAAGTGCTTTTATTTAGATTCTTGTTTTTGGTTTTCATATGAGTTGAATAGTTTAAATTCTTTTACCCTAAACTTTGTAGAGTGTCTTTTGTTTCCGTTTTTATCAACCCAAGAGTTGTTTCTAGCAGAAGCTACTAAGTCAATAATATCGCCTTTAAGACAATAACGCTCAATGGTTTCTCCGCCAGAATCCCAAGCTTCAAAGTCAAAGTAGTTGACTGTCTTCTTTTTTTCGCCATTTTTTTCTTTTCGGTATTCATTGATGGCGAGTGTAAAAGTGCATAGCTTGGTATTCTCAAACTCTACAACTTTAGGATCTGCTACTAATCTTCCAATAAATCTACAGTAATTTGAAATAGTGTTCATAATTATCCCGTAATCAAAATGAAGTATTATTAATAATTTATAGCTTATTCAATGATTTATGTCAACTTAATTCTATCACATTATTAACTATAAACCCGTCGTCTAGCTGATATCGTTTCTTTTTAGAATCTTGACCAACTAAGATTACATCGCTTCCTTCGTAGAGCAAATTCTTAAAGCTTTTCCATTGGTCAGAAAACACTGTCACTGTATCAAGAGTTCCAGTATTATCCTCTACATTTAGAAAGGCCATTTCTAAACCTTTAGCTTTTCCTTTTTTAGCAACGTATCTTTTAACCTCGCTAACAGTTATAGCCATTTTAATGTTACCACGTTTACCTTCCACGAACTGTTTTATAGTTGTGTTAGCAACCGATGTATCATAGGTTTCTACTTTGGAGTATGTTAAAGCAACCCCTAGATAGTTTTGCTCTGTTCGTATAACCCAGCCTGAATCATCATTTAATGCATACGACGGATTTTTACAATGTTTTACTAAGTCTGTTAAAATCTGAGAACGCTTTGAATTAAAAGTTGAACCACCCTGTTTCTTTGTGGGAGCCATTGCTGTCAACAATGATATTAGATTATCAAATCTATCAAAGTTGTCTTCTGCCCATTCAATCTCTTTTTTAGTCATGTTAGACCAAGTATCTAGCTCGTCCAACATTCTTTGACGAGATTCCGGAAGATGAGAAAAGAAACCAACAGAAATAAGACCTGTTAACATTCTTGAGTTTGCCTTGTTAGAAGCCAAGACAAGAAATTCGTACCAAGTTGCATCACAAAGCTCTCTGCCAGAGGACTGTTCTAAAAATACAATAGCATCTCTAAATTTTGCAACCTGTTTTATTCCAACAGACTTTATATCAGTAACACCAAAGTGAATCCTATCGTCAATAATAGCAGTACCTACATTAATCTCTTTTATAGAAGGTGGATTAATATAGATTTCATTATTCTTGGCGTCATTAACAAGCTCTCTCACTTCTTGTTGAGGATCTGGCTTGCCTCCTGAATGTTTCAAGTAACTACAATAAAACTCAAGAGGGTGGTGAGCTTTAGCATAAGCACTCCAATAAGCACATATGGCATAAGACACAGCGTGAGATTTGTTAAACGAATACCTACTTGAAGCTTCAATCCAACTAAAGATTTCTTCAGCTTCTTCTTCGCTAACAATCTTTTCTACAATAGCTCCCTTTAAAAATTTCTTTTTAACCTTAGCCATAAGGTCTGCTTTCTTCTTACCAATAGCCTTACGAAGATCGTCTGCTTCTTGAAGGTTAAAGCCAGCAAGCTGCTGTACTATTTTCATAGCTTGTTCTTGATATACAAGAACGCCTTGAGTTCCTTTTAGGATAGGCTCAAGAGATTCATGTAAATAAGTTATTTCTTCAGAACCATTTTTTCTATCAACAAACCTTTGAGTCATTGATTTGCCATCTTGAATAGCTTTCAATGTTCCCGGCCTAATAATAGAAATTAAGGCAGCCAACTCTTCAATGTTCTTTGGCTGAACTCTTTTAGCCCAAGATCTACCAAGATTGCTTTCTAGTTGAAAGACACCCTTAGTTCTTCCTACGCAAATTAATTCCCAAGTAACTTCGTCGTCAAACTTTAATTCAAGTGGATTAAATGTGGATGTTTCCATCAGCAAAAGCCTTTTCAAATTGAACCTTAGGGGCAACACGTCGATAGAGCTTCATAAAGCCTATCATCAAATTAGCAGTATCTTTAACATCTTGTAAAGCATCATGAGCGTTTTCTTTACTCATACCAAACAAGTCTCTCATTGAGTCCATGCTTAAAGATTTAATATCTGCATTGTTCTCCATCCACATCCAGACATTATCCATAACGTCAACTCGGTGGATTTTATTAAAAAGAGTTTGTTTACCAGTCTTCTTGTCAATTGGGCCGTATAGCTCGCACATTCGCTGCACGATAGGCATGTCAAAACCTACGATATTGTACCCAGCTGCAATTGGGGCGTAGTAAGGAGTCCCTTTAAAATTGTATTTGTTTACAAAATTCCCGAACTTCTTCCAGACAGTTCTTTCTGATGGAGCCTTTGCTAACTCTTTTCTGGTCTTGCCATTAACCGCTAAAGCTTCATCTTCAATAGGATCTAATCCCATCTCGATAGCTTCGTCATCATCTAAGATAGGTCGAATTAAACTTTCAAAATATCCGTCTGGTTGAATAGTTAATTTCCTACCATGAATGGCCACTGCGGCTATTTGCACTGGTTGTGTTTTGTCTGGATTTCGAGAACCAGTCTCAAAGTCAAAAACGATAATATCCCTATAATTCATAGCTACACCCTTTATCTAATTTTTCTTCTAATTTCAAAAAATTTACCTAATGCTTCTTCAATATCATCATAAAGCTCGCTAAAGAACTTTGAATGAACTTGGTATTTTACTTTCTTATTCATTGGTGAGTAAAAGTCATTTATGCAACATATGGAAAGGCTTTTATACTCTACATATCTTCCAGACGTTATTTTACATCTTATCGATTGCTTATAACTCATTTTAATTTTATCAGACATGTCTTTCCTTCAGTTGGTCTCTAATACTCATCATTTTATCCATTAAAGAAATTCCTAAAATATCAAACTTAACATGACCCATTGCTTCTAGGTCGTTCATTTCCATTCCGGCTATCTTTTCAGAACCTCTTTTGTCCCTAACCATAGGGCATACGTCGTTAAGGTCGTGAGAAGATATAACAACACCAGCGGCGTGTTTTCCTTGTGATTTAAATGTCCCTTCGATTCTCATCGCCTGTTCGAAGAACTTAGCGTGATCGCCTTCAAGAGAGCCATCATCATTTAATCTACAATAGTCTCTAAGGGCATCCGGTTGATTCATTAATGTCCAATTGATAACAGACGGATTATCCATTTCAGACAATTGGTCAGATACTTCATGTTCGTGAGGTAGGCTTTTGGTGATAGAATTCATTTCTTCAAAACCACAAGCGTCATTCATTCTTAGAACTTCTTTTAAAGCACTTCTTCCTTGAAGTCTTCCGAACGTAACCATTTGTCCAACACGTTTTGATCCGTATTTTCCTCGAATGTAATCTATTGTTTCGTCTCGTTTATTTGCGGGTACATCAATATCGATATCAGGAAGCGAAACTCTGTTAGCAGTATTACGACCAGCATTATAGAATCGTTCAAATAGTAATCCGTACTCTATAGGGTCTACTTGTGTAATGCCTACTAAATAAGATATCAAACAACCTGCCGCACTTCCTCTACCCGGCCCGGGAATATGGTTCTTCTTTACGACACTATCAACTATATCTCTAACAATTAAGAAATACCCAGCTAAATTTGCCTCGCTGATTACATCAAGTTCTTTTTTAATCTGGTCTGTGTATATTTGTTTAATTTCTACGCCATTAATCTTACCTGTTGGCTCTAACCTGCTTTTCCAACCCTGTCTACATAACTCGCGAAGATAGGTGTCTTCTGATTTTTCTTTCGGGCATTTGAATTTAGGAAGCATTGGTCTACCAAGAATATCATAGTCTTCGCACATAGAAGCTATCTGCATTGACATTTCTATTTCTTGTGGAGTGTTAACAGCTTGTATTTCTTCTAAAGAAGGAATGTGGAAATTATTAGACCTGATAAAACCAGAAAAAGAAGCATCTCCTGTTTCCTTTAATTTTTTTCTTACATCCCGTAAGGTTGTTCTCATTGAAGAACACAATAAGAGAAGTTGGTCTTCTGCGTCTTTCTTCTCTGGGTAATGTGAGTCAGCAGTTGCTACGGTACGATATCCGTGTCTTTTTGCTACATACCTTAAACCCTGAGCTACTAGACTAGCTGCTGGAGAATTCTCTTGGTCAATCGCTTGTATTTCAACAAAGAAGTTTTCTTTACCAAAAATGTCTATATACTGATTGGCCATTGCGACAACATTGTCTACCCAATCAGGATGGGTGAATCTTTTAGCTTCTTCTTCTGTTCTAGAATTATAAGCAGACCTAGCATCAGAAAATATTACATTTGCTAGATCACTTCCTAGATGACCACTAAAAGCAATTAGATCTCCATTAGCAAATTCGCCTAATGTTTTTAAATCTAATCTAGGCTTGTAGTAATAATTCTCTTCATCATTACTCTTAGATACCGCTTGTATTAGATTGTCCCATCCCTTCTTGTTTTTAGACAGAACACATAGATGACTAAGCTTCCTATTTTCTTCGTTGTGAATAGTTGTATCTTGCTTGCTTAGGTAGAACTCGCACCCTAATATTGGCTTAATATTTTTTTGTTTCATAGCCTGTGTAAACGCTACAGCCCCTGATATAGTCCCGTGGTCAGTTAAGGCACAAGACTCATAACCAAGGTTAGAACAGCGTGAGGCTATCTGTGCGGGCCTGCTAAGGCCATCAAGCAAAGAATAGTGGCTATGAAGGTGAATGGGAGTCCAATTTGTCATTTTTTATCTTTCTTATCGTCGTCAACTAATCTACCGCCACCGTCTCCGTAGGTAGTAATTTTATCAATAACTCCATACTCTTCAACAACTGCGTTTACGCCTTTTTCTACGAGTTCATCTCGTATGTGTTGGCAAACGCTTTTTCCAGAGTTTTCATACTCTTCGCTAAACTTGCAAAGCCTTTGACACTTCCAATGTTTATGTTCATTAGAAAGAAGTCTGGGGTTTTGAATATCTCTGATTTGTTCAAATTTCTTGCGTAGTATGTCTTCCGCTTTTTTGTAATCGTCTTCGTCAAATACAAAAGAAAACAAACCACCAGCGTTAATGTAATATATGCTTACTGAGAATTCACGATCAGGATACATATTTTTAAGGGCATAGTAATACAATAATAGCTGAGTGTCGTTTTGCAGTTTACTGTATGTTTTTTCTTCGCCAGTTGCCCAGTCTAGCCTCTTCCCTGTTTTGTAATCTAGTATCTCATAATACTCTTCGTTTTGTTTAAGTATTAAGTCAACCGTTCCTTTGATTGATAAATACCCTTCAATAGTTTTCCCACCAAGTTCGTATGAATACTTAGCCCACGGCTTCTTAATTTCGAAGTCGAAAAACAATTCCGTAGCAACCACGTCTTGGTTTCTAGGGTCTAACACTCCACCTTCATAAGCTACTGCTTTTTCGGCCCATGATAAACATTTTCTTTTGTCTGCTTGGGTTATATTAACTTCTGGAAAAGCAGAGCTGTAATATTCAAAAGCGATATCATTGAGCAATTCAAGATCATCGCATTCTTCTAAAGTAAGAGTTCTTCCTGTCTCTTCGTCTTCTACTACATCAAGCCCATTAAGAATAGCAACCTTCTTGTCTCCAAGAGTCTGCATTACCTTATGGGTTATTGTCCCCATTAAGGCTTTCTTGTTAGTCTTGTCTCTGAAAGATAGATTGTACTGCAAAAAATACTTTTGCTGACAAAACTCTAACGTTCCTAAACTACTGCTTCGGTGGTAACAAACTATCATCTAAAGGCTCTATTTCCGATATGGGCAAGTTATACATATCTACATGAGTTTTAAAACCATTCCGTTTATCAATTTCGCCAGTCTTCCAAATCTTTGCTCTCGCAAAGTAATCTTCGGGCTCTGCCTGCCCGACTATCCAAATACTTTTAATACCACGATAAAGCCTACGGCCCTCTTTCATCGTCATATTCTCAAATTCAATACTTACAAAAATATATAACTCTGGTCTCTGATGAGTGCTTGTTTTAGCAACAGACACATCATAATAATCCAAAGGTCTAACTGTTCGTCTTTTTGTTTTAACTTCGATCTTACGATCATCTCTTGCCCAGATGTCGTAGTCGTATTTGTTACTGCCTTTATCGCAGCTAATTATTTGAGCTTCGATATAGCTCGCTACAGCTTCTTCTCCTAAGTAACCGGCGGCATTGCCACCACCTTTAAGAATAGAATTTCTAATTCCACCCAGTTGCTTTGCTTTTTTCTGGGCTCGTGTTACCATTCTATCATCCCAAGGTATACTTATGAGCTTTTTGTTGTTATCCATCCCCATTTTCTTAATACTTCCATGAGTTTAATGTTAGTTTCGTTTATACTCAGTTTGTCATTGTCTAGAATGTAATCGAAAGTGCTGTTAGATTCTTCTCCGTCTAAGGCAGTTTCACTAGGATGACTATCTTCATGAGGTTTTCTTGTCAGTCTAATTACTTTTCCGCCAGCCTTTTGAATAGATTCAACCTCATTAGGAAAACGGACATCTGGAACAATAGCCAAATCTGTACCACTGGCGTATATTCTATTTACACAACTATCAACCCATATAGTAGATTTCATTTTTCTACATACATCAGTTCCAAAGTATTGGAGAAATTCTCTAGCTGTCATTGCTCCTTTATTAGAAGAAGAAGATGGTAGGTCTTCCCAGTTGATACTAGTTGCTGTGTTTTTTTGTTCATCAGTGCCATAACATTGGGGTTCTGTTAGGCCAAATAACTGCATAGAAATAATCTTTAGTGGGTCTGCAAAACTAAAAGGTTTAACGTATGGCCATATTGAAACATCTGCATATGACATGAATTCATTATCTTTACGTTCGACATCTAGTATTCCCAGACCTTCTACTTCATTACCCTTTTCGTCTAACTGAATAGCATTGACTAATAGGTCTCCATTTTCATTCATGAGAAATTTCTCAACGACATCATTAAGTCTCATTTGATACCCATGAAGGAATTTACTGCAAGTGGTCTTTCCGCTTTGCTTGGCTCCAGAAAATCCTATTACCTTAGTCATTATCAATATCCTCTATGATTGGTTTTATTTGTTTATTTATTTGTTCTATAGTCATTTCACCGACATCTTTTAAATCAATGTCTATGGTTACTATATCAAATAAGCTGCTACACTTCTTATATATTTTACGATTAGCCTTTGCTCCAGCCTCATCATTATCTGGCAATAATACTAAAGTGGTGGCTCCTGACGTTTCAAGTATTCTTATTTGCGTATCTGTCAGTCCAGAACCAAACATACCGACTACATTCTTAATTCCCGCTTCCCAAAGTCTCCAGACATCTCCCTGTCCTTCAACCAATACCGCCATCCTCGAACTCTTAATATAATCTCTTGAGAGCCAATATCCATAAAGCCAAGCTCCAGCATAAAACTTTTTAGAATTTACCCACTTGCGACCATTATAGTTTTCGTGCATTATTCTTCCAACACATCCTACCATACATTCAAAGTCGTCGTCGTACACAGGAGCGACAACCCTGTCTCTCATTTGTTTTCTAGAATCTGAACAAACCCCAACATCAAATTCGTCTAATACAGATTCTGAGTATCCTCTATCAAGATAATATTTTGCGGGACGAGATAACGCTTTTCTTGCAACGCTTCTATTAACGCCAGACTTTTTGTTCTGCTCTCTTTTCTTGAAGTTGTTTTCAATTCCACAAAGCGATTTTTTATTAAAGTCCATATTGTTAGAACTTTTTACGAGATCTTCAAAATTAGTTTCAACTAATTTCATTGAGAAGTCAACAGCCTCGTTGAATGTTATTTCTTTATCTTGGAACTTGCTGAGTAAAGCTCTGATAAGACCAATGGGAGTGTTGATATTATCTTCTTCACATCCTTGAGTCCAACATTTCCATATTCCAAAGTATGAATGTTCTGAATCAATCGTCATTGTAAAAGCGTTAGGATTGTCTCCATCGTGAATAGGACATGCACAAGATATGTATTCACCAAAATCTTGGATTGGTATTCCAAAATGACCGAGAACTCTTTGTATGTTTGACGCTATTTTGTCAGATAGCGCTTTTAGCTCTTTGTTTGATAATTGTTTCAAAAAGGTTTCTCCGCATCTACTTCTTCTTCAACAATAAAATCTTCTTCTTCATTACTTACTTCGTTATCGAATCCTTCTTTTTGTCTCTTCTGCTCTAGTATATATTCAGACTTAGTAAAGCCTTCGTCTATTCTTCCGTATTCACCCATCATGTTCATGTTAATATAATCATATTCGTCAGCTAATCCCCCACCATGTCTAGCGGCGATTGGTACTAACTTTCTATTTCCACTCACTCCACCATCTTCTGCTATCTCTTCGTCTGATTTTCGTTTAAAGATTGTTAAACTAGCGCAAAGCCATACTAAACGGTCAGAACCACTAATAACATCACTAGACTCTCTTGTTACGCCGTCTCGGTTTAATTGAACAAAACTCAAACAAGGAGCGTCATACTGAATCATAAAATTAACAAGCGTTGTCATTTGAAATCCTAACACTTGGAATTCTTGCATTCCACCAGACATCTGTTCTGAGTGCATTAGTTTTAAGTAATCATAAATTATTAAACAAGGTTTAGTTCTTCCGTTTTCATCGCATCCAACCTTTTTAATAACCCATCTACGCATGATAGAGACGGTCTCTTCAAACGATTTTCCAGCAATGGTCACGTAGTCACAAGGCATTTCTTTTATGCGTTCTGCCGCCTGTCTAACTCTTTCTTCTTTGCCTTTTGTTTTTGAGAAAGACCCAGTAGCTATATCGTTGATTTCTATGTCACTAAGGTTTGCTAGTATTCTGTTTACATGGTCTTCTTTTGACATCTCAGTATCTAACATCAAAACTGGGATACCAAGCTTTCCAGCTACATGTAATGCTACTGCATCAGCGAACATACTCTTTCCGGTTTTTGGTCTGGCTGCTATTAGATCTACTGATTTTCTTCTAAAGCCACCACCTATAGATTTATCAAATCTAGGAAAGCCACTACTTATACCCATCGCTTCAGATGGATTATTTATCAGATGGTTTATGTACTCTTCAATATCCTCACTCATATCAACAGGTTTGTTTTCTACCTGATTATTTAAGTCAGAAGATAGCTCTAGAAAAGGAGCCTCTCCAATGTTTATTATTTGACTGACAGTTTCGTCTCCTGTCATGTCTCTAATATCAGACCGAACTTTTAAAGCTCTTCTGTCAAGCTCTCTACCAATTGTAAACTTGACTAATTTTTTAGCCTGACCTCTTACATTTTCGGGAGCTATGTATATTCCAGATAATTTCTTTATGTAATCGCTAGGAACCTTATCAACAAACACGCCATCTAGTCCTATCGACTTAGCGGCACTAAACAAAGAAGGAAGATCAACAGTTGTGGATTCTTCAAACACTTTCTTGAGACAGGCAAACAATATTTGGTGCTTATCGTCAGTGAATGAATCAACGCTCACCAGATCGTCAACGTCAATAAACGCTTCGGAACCATGTCGTACTAATCCTGCTAGGACAGCTCTTTCAGCCGTGATGTCATTAATTTCTTTAGTCATTAACCAACACACTTATCACATCGGTGAAAACTTCCGGTTTTGTAGATAGGGTTGATTTCTTCTAAATTGCCACAAACATGACATTTTACTTCAATAAGAGAAATCCCTTTTCTACGTGGTGTTCTACCTACATCAGGAGTTTTTAATTCTTCTTCAGTAGATTCCGTTCGGTCATCAACAAAGGTGTTTTCACCAACTTTTATTGACTCTCTTCTGCCAAATTTAGTTTTGTCTTGTTCTCTAGGGCCTGTAGAAAAGTCTAACCCCTTACTCGATGTTTGTGTTTCTAGTTCTTCTTCTTCTTCTTCTTCTTCTTTTATTTCTGAAACGACTGACCCCGTTTGCTGTTTGATAGTTTCTCCCGTGAGAAGCCTATAACCTTTAATGACTTTTTCCATGTCGTCTTTAATGATTCCATCTTTTATAAGTTGTAATGGCGAAACGCTCATGATTGACCCCTATAATGTTTTTTCTTACTAAGTTCTATTAACGTGTCGGCTTGCTTTCTTGAATCTCGAATTGTGTCAGAAGACATAATAACCTTGCCTTCAACTACTCGTTTAACTCTCCAAACCTTCTGAACAAAATCATCTTCTTTTATTACATGGTTAACTTTAACTTCCCATTTAGTAAACTTATCAAAGTTATCCGACCTACCCGCAACAGTGTGATTAATAAACCCTTCACACCATTTTAAACGAGCGACTTCTGCATTGTGTCGTTTTTGCAAGAATCCACAATAGCTATAAAGAATATAAGCCTTTTCGCAACATTCTTCTGAAGTTAATGACTTAAGATCAAGACTAGTTAGGTTTAATATTTTTTCAACCTCGGTGCTTGGTTCTACCTTAATTACATCAGACATATAACTGTCTAAGTTAGACATGAATTGATCTAGTTTATCTATTGATAATAGTTTGTCGCCAGTCATCCTCTGTCCCTGCATAGCTTAATGTTATTAGTGTTATTGAATTGTTTTCAAGCCATCTAACTTTGTCTCGGTCTCTTGCTTTTGATTTTCTGAAGCCTTGTTGGTTTCCATGAAAATGGGCGACAAATTCGAAATGCTGCCGCCCGTGTACTTCTACCGCTAACGAATGAGACGGTATCAAGAAGTCAACAAACAGCGTAGATTTTCTTGATGGCTTATTTGAGCCCGGTAACGGGGCTTCTTCGAAAATTGTATCATACGGAAATTGTTCATGCAAGATCTTTCTTGAAAGAATATGCAATTTACTTCGAGGTCTTTTTTGGTCGCCGGAAACTATACATTTTGACAAGCTCCATAATCGTTCTCGGCCATCAAAACCAATAGCTTTCAAGATAACATTTCCTTTAATGAATTCTGCAAAGTTGGCCAGAGGTCGTTGTTAGTTAAGAAATCTCTGAGCTTTTGCTGCCCTTGAAATTTAACAAATTTAGTAATTTTCTCTTCATCTTCTATATCTATTTTTGCTTCTTCGAGAATCTTTTTTATCAATTGTGGTTCATCCACAAGGAAGTCGCAAGTATACCAAGCTCCAGCAGCAGAAATTAAATCGAAATCATTTGCTTGGTCAAACATTTCTTGTTTAAAATCAATACCCGTTCCGTAACGAAGCCAACCAGTAGCTTCTCCACCAGTGAATCCACCTAGTGCTGAAGTAACGATCTTCCAATGAAGAACCTGTCCAATTTGACGGCCATCATTCTTTTCTTTCCACGGTTGAATCCAAGCTATCTCAAGAATAGTATCTGCTTGATAACGGACTTTAACACCTCCGTCAGCAACCTTCTTTTTCCCCATTCCTCCAGTGTTAGCAATGAAGTGTGTAATCATGATGATAATAGCTTTTTGTTTAGGAACAACACTACTCATCTTCTTGCAGAAGTTAGATAGAATTCTTGGAACTCCGGGTCTATAATCCCCGCGTACTTCTTCGTCTAAGTCTCGTTGTGCTATTAAGCTAGATATTGAATCAATAATAACTACACAGTTAGGATAAGCTTTTACTAACTTTTCCACAGCTCCAAGATACTGTTCAGCACTCAGTGTTTCATTTTCAGATTGAACAACAGTTATTTTATCTGCCTGTAATCCTTCAACACCTTCAAAGTTTTTTGTGCTTAATCTACCTTCTACATTAACATAAAAAATAGGACGACTTCCATATTCTTTTTTCTGACAGGTAGCAGCAAACTGTAAAGCTAGTGTGGTCTTTCCACTCTTGGGATCTCCAATCATTTGAATCCAAGTTCCTTCTCTAAATCCTCCCCCAAGAGAATAATCTAAAGCAGGACTTACAGGAATAGTTTGCATGTTTTTTAAGTCTTGAAATACCTCAGCTCCATTAACAAGAATGTTACCGTATTTCTTTGTAATTGTTTTTAAGTTAGCGTCACTCATTGTCTATGTCCTTTAGTTTAGATAAAGCGCTCTTTTTTCCGAAGGGCTTTTTATTAGTAGAAAGGGTTGTGTCTTTGTAGGCAATCTCTTTTATCTCTCGGCTATTGATTATATCTAACTTAGCCTGTTCTTTTTTAATCAAATCGGGCAAGAATTTAACCCTAAGAGAATATATGCTCTTACCCCTGTAAGAATTGAGGGCATTTATTATTGCTTTTTCTTCAAACTTTTTAAGAAGTTGGTATCCTTTTGTTACCTGACTTTGAAATTTCTTTTTCCATTTGTCAGTGTTCCATAAGGCATAGGCTGGTTTTCCTACGTTTTCTTTTTCTGCTTCTCTGAGGCAAACCATCTCAGCTATATATTGGGATGCGTTACAAGGCTGTCCCGTCGTTTTGTGTTTGTAACCTTTGTTCATCTAGTATTCCTTTTTTAGCAATTATACATTCAGGAGACTCGTAAGGGTCTCTTTCTTCAAATCTTTCTGGAATTAATTCTGGAAGTCTCCAAGTTCTCACCTTGAGCTTCCCTTCATTTAAAACCCCAATATTAAACGTGTGTATAGTCATGTCTCCAAATATCAAAGCTCCTGCACCTTTGCAGAAAAAATAGCCGTCATAGTCAGCACCAATGTCCTCTACGTGAGACCGATTTCTGACCTGCATATTTACAATATGAACATCGTTTTGTTTGCAATAAAGCCTAAGTCTAATCCAAGCACTGCTAGGTTCTATATTAGGTCTTCCATCGTCTTGATAAATTGTGTCCCCATTAGACAAAATTGCAATCCAAATAGGATTACTATCTGCGTATTGGTTAATGTAAGAATCAAATTCTTTAGACAAAAAGATAGTCATTTTTTCTTTATGATATGAATAGCGTTTTCATGTCTAGATGCAGATTTAGACTTGGACTTAGTCTCATCAGAGAGCTGAGAAGCTGCTGGCGTCATGATAGTTACACCTCTGCTATCTTTGTGACCCATTAAGTCTCCAACTTGAGAAGAAGGGTCTTTAGCTTCTGAAACATGGCCAGTATCATGCATGGATTTTATATGCTTGCTTACTGCGGATTTTGTTCTATTCAAATCCGTTGCCATTTCATCAGCGTCTTTTTCAGAGTTATTCTCAATATAGAACTTCTCTATTTTTGTTAGCTTTCCAGTTTTTTTAGCCATTGGTGTATTCCCTTTCAGCCCAAGTAAATTCATTACTTTTTTTACCTACTAAATATTTAGTGTAATGTTCAAAAGTTTTCTCGCTCACTTTATCAAACTTTACATGTATTGAGTTAATCTTATTAGAGTCCATTCCTTGGGGATCAAACAAATGACCTCTAAGAACTTTTATGTAATGGAACTTTTTATTTACAGTAGCATCTTCTTCTGACCCTTTGTCATGGGTTACTATATAAGCACAGGCTTTTCCTACGTCTTCGTCTTTTGTAAGAATCTTGGCATCTTCGCTATAGTACTCGTAAGATACCGAATCAGGAGTTAAGAATTCACTTATGTCATCTGTCATTTTATTTTTTTCATATCTAGAACAAAATTTCCGTCTTTTTCTATCATGTCATCAAGACCTAATCCATCAGATGGGTTTTGATAATAACGACCTTTTAATTGATTAGCCCAGCTAGAACCATTACAATAAGGACAATTAGCAGTTATCTCAAATTCTGTATCAGTTTTTTCAACCTTTACCATTTGTAGTAATTGTTTTTCACAATCTGCACACGATATATTAACCTCTTCAAAGTCTGATACATCTAATATTTTTTTGTCTTCTGCCATTAGGATTTTCCATCTCGTATATACTTAGTCTTTTGATCTTTGGACATTTTTCCAATTTCTTTTTCCGAGGCGCTTCCAGATTTTCGCCACCATTCTTTAGGTTTCTTATCCTTTAAGTTGCCCTTTTCTTGTTTGGCTCTTTTTGCCTCTAGCTCATAACGTCCCATGTTCTTGGTGTTGCTCTCAGCCAACTGACCTAAAGTAGTCGGTTCGCCTTTAACAAATCCAATAGGAGCTTTATTAACTATAATCTCTACACTCTTGCTATTACACTTTTCGCAAGGAGATGGAGTATCATTAAATCCATGAAATTGTTCAAATTCATGGCTACAGTCTTGACATTCGTAATCGTAAGCTGGCATTATTCGTAATATTTTACAGGTTGGTCGTGAAGGGCATTTAAAATTCTTGAGATAATCTTATTTCTAATTATATCATCTTCTGTCAGTTCCGCAATACCAACCCCATCGACTTCATCTAGTCGGTACAACAACTTGTCAAGTCCTCCTTGTTCGGACTGCATCAAGTCTGTTTGATCCATATCTCCATTTATGACGGCTTTAGAATCCCAGCCAATTCTGGTTATAAACATTTTTAGCTGTTCAAATGTAGCGTTTTGGGCTTCATCTAATATCATAAAGCATTTATGAAAATTTCGCCCTCTCATATATTCTAAAGGGCATACTTCAATTTTCCCCTCATCTCTATACGCTTGTACTCTACTAGAGTTCAGTCTATATTCCATCTCTTCTAATACTGGAACAAGGTATGGGTGTATCTTTTCTTCAAAGGTTCCGGGAAGAAAACCTAAACCTCTTCCTGCTTCAATAACAGGTCTAGTAACTACAATCTTATCAACTCTTCCATCAAGCAAATAGTCACAAGCAATACCTACTGAAACTGCTGTTTTACCCGTGCCAGCAGGCCCTGTGCAAAGAGTAACATCATTACATTCTATTGCACCCATATATAGCTCTTGATTTTTAGTCTTAGCTTTTAAAGACTTTCTTCTTTTTGTATGCCCTGCTTCTTTAGGTTTTCTTTTGGAGGTCATTTATTTACCCGTTGAACCAAATCCATCAGTCCCCCTAACCGCATCGCTTAGTTCATCTACTTGCTGTAGTATAAATTTGGGGGTTTCTTGTATTAATAATTGCGCTATTCTATCTCCCTTGGAGACATTGTATACTTCATCGTGAGTATTTTTAAGAGCAACTTTAACTTCACCACGATAACCAGAGTCAATAACTCCAGCATGCCTATGGATGCCTTTAACGCCCATTGATGATCTATCCCAGATTAAGCCAGCGTAGCCGCTAGGAAGAGCTAGAGCTATCCCTGTTGACACTAATTTTGTTTCAAGGCTGTCTAACACAATGTCTTCGTCAGCGTATAAATCCCAACCAGCGTCTTCAGTGTGTGCTTTTTCTGGCAGGTGTGCTGTTTCTGTTAGTTTCTTAACCTCAAAGAATTGGGTCATCAAAAATCGTCCTCTATATTTCCGACCGCATATTCTGTTACGCGAGTCTCAAAGAAGTTTTTGCATTTTTCTAGATCGATAATTTCACTCATCCATGGGAACGGGTTCTTTGTATCTTCATATTGACTAGGAAGATTAAGACTTTCAAGCCTACGGTTAGCTATATATTGAACATAATCAATAAACATTTCGGAGTTAAGTCCGAGTATACCATTTGGTAAAACATCTCTGGCATAGTCGAGTTCAAGTTCCATAGCCTTGTCGATATGATCGAGCGTTTCTTTTTCAAACGCTTTAGTCCATATTTTTGGATTGTCTTCTCTTATTCTATTTATTAGTTTAATACCAAATTTGATATGCAAACTCTCATCTCTTAATGTGTACTGAATCTGTTCTCCAACTCCGGGCAATTTATTCTGTCTATTAAAAGAAAGAAGCATGGCAAAACCGGAAAAGAAGAATATTCCCTCGCATATAACATAGTACGTGATTAAGTTACGTAAGAACTCTCTTTTTCCTTCTAATGTATTGATATTAAAATCCACACGATTAATGTCCGTGCAGATGTTCATTAAGAAGGTGTCTTTCGCTTTGATACTTGGTATAGAATTGTAGGCCTCATACACCTCTTCAATATCTAATCCAAGAGAGTCACAGCAATATACTACCGTAAGATTGTGCAAACTTTCTTCGTATGCTTGCCTTAAAATGTATTGGCGGCACTCTGGGTCAGTAACAAACTTGAAAACACTTAGTAATAGATTGTTAGCAACTAGGGATTCTGAACCAGCGAAGAAACCTAAAGATCTTTTGATTACTAATTTTTCATCTTCAGTTAAAGAATCTCCCCTCCACTGCTCTATATCTTTAGCCATAGATATCTCTGTAGGCATCCAGTTATTAGCTGCTCCGTCTATGAATAAATCCCACGCCCATTTATTGGTATGAGGAAGTATCTGATTAACTGCGGCTACTTTATCCGAAATAATTTCTTTAGTTTTTTTCATCTTTTTTTATTCTTTTAATCATTTGAAACAACAGGTCTTTTACTCTTTCCAATTCCTCAGGCGTTAGTTCAACTATATATTTTAACGGCGAGGTTGCTGACTGTCTATACTCTTGAAATATCATTGACAGCTTTCGCAATCTGGGTCTGTGATTAAGCAGGCTTTTTCAAGATATTGTTCAGTTATGTCGCTTGAATCTTCTTTAGGGGCGTCCACGGTTGACTTTTCAAGCCTTGTTGCAGCTTTGCTTCGTAAATAATACGTAGTCTTTAAGCCTTGCTCCCAAGCGTATGTGTAAATGTCATTGAGATATTTAAGACTTGTGCCTTTATTGTATAGGTTAAATGACTCTCCCATGTCAATCCATTTCTGTCTTTCTGCCGCAGCTTCAATTAATGTCTCTGCACTAACATCAAAAGCTGTTTTAAATTCTCTTTGCATGTCTTCTGGAAGGTCGATAGACATAACGTCACCATCGGCTGTTTTCAAAGCGTTGATTAGCTCTTGACACCATATGTCTTTCTTTTTTGCCATGTTTACAAAATGCTCATTAATCATTGTGAATTCACCACTCAGGGTAGAATAAACAAATAGTACGGAATAGTCAGGCTCTATTGATTGAGAGCATCCCTGTATATAAGAAATAGTCGCGGTGGGAGCAATAGCCATTACGTTTGAGTTGCGCATTCCGTATTCTTGTATATGTTCTCGAACTTTATCCCACTCTAAAGTCTCGTGGTCTTTTATTTGGTGATGATTATCGTTACCACCTTTTGGATGCTCAGGAAGCCTATCGTTCATTAATCTACAGTATGTATCAATTGGTAAATTACCATAACTCCATTCTGAACCTTCGTATGACCAATAAGCCCCTTTTTCTTTAGCTAGTTTAGAAGAAGTAAGGATTGCGTGGTAAGAAATAAATTCTTGAACCTTGCCGCATAAAACAACAGAATCTTTAGAATCGTAATCAATGTTCAGCTTATGAAGTAATCCATGAGTTCCCATGACTCCAAGACCAACTGGACGATGACGAACATTAGATTGGTGGGCTTCTCTAGTAGGATAGAAATTTAAATCAATAACATTATCCAGCCCTCTGACAGCAACCTCTACAGTTTGCTGTAATTTTTTCCAATCAATAGTTCGAATCTTAACATGGTTTTCAAGGTTGATACTTGCGAGGTTGCATACGGCAGTCTCTCCTGTTTCTTCAACTTCTCCATCTTTATAAATGGTTGGCTTTGTATGTAAAAGAATCTCTGTGCATAGATTAGAAGAATGAACCACTCCTTCATGCTTGTTACTATATCTAATATTGGAAGGGTCTTTAAAAGTAATCCACGGATGTCCTGTTTCATACAAAGACTTAAGCATCTTCTTCCAAAGATCTTTGGCGTTCATAATACGGAAATTTTTAATATCTCCATTGTTTGCCATCTTCTTATATTTTTTATAAACCTTAGAGAATTCTTTTCCATAGGTTTCATGTAGCTCTGGACATTCAGAAGGATCAAATAAATACCAGTCTTTACTCTTTGCAGAAGCATCCATGAACTCATCACACACCCACAAGGCAGTATTCATGTCATGACATCTACGTCTTTCATCACCTGTGTTCTTTCTTAATTCAAGAAAATCTTCAACATCAAGATGCCAAACCTCTAAGTAAGCACAACCAGCGCCTTTTCTCTTTCCGCCCTGATTTACCCCAACTAGGGTGTCGTTGAATATCTTAAGCCACGGAATTAACCCAGAAGATTCTCCGTTAGTCCCTTTGATATAAGAACCAGTAGAGCGAACAGAACTCCAGTCTACGCCAAGTCCTCCAGCGTATTTTGATAGTCTAGCTTGGCCATGAATGGTTCCAAATATTCCATCAATAGAGTCGTCTACAGTACTAAGGTAACAAGAAGATAGTTGAGAATGACAAGTGCCACTATTGAACAATGTGGGAGTAGACGGTGAGTATCTGAATTCAGACATCATGTTATACATTTCTATAGCTCGTTCTTCTTTGTTTTTTTCTTTTAAACAAAGCCCCATTGCAACTCTCATATAGAAAGCTTGAGGAGTTTCCATTCTTCGGCCTTCAATATGAATAAAGTATCTATCATATAAGGTTTGGATACCAAGATATTTAAACCGGCCATCTCTAGGTTGTTCTAAATGTTCTGAGAGAAGATCTAAATCATACTCTAACAAAGCCTCATCAAGTCTATCAACTTTTACTAAAGACTTTATATTCTGAATGAAAGACTTTTTATACTGAACACCGAAAGAGTCGCTATCAACACCTTCTCCGAATACTTCTTTGTATAGACTATTTAATAGTAATCGAGAGGCTACGTAATTATAGTTAGGCTCTTTTTCAATCTTTGCCCGTGCAGACATAATTAGAGCTATGTCTATTTCAGAAGTGGTTATTTTATTGTAGAGTTGTAGGCTTGCGTCTAATACCACTTCGCTGACAGATACGTCATCTAGATTTTTGCAAGCCCTTTCTACACATTTGTTTACCTTGTCTAAGTTTATTTCTTCTAGCCGTCCATTACGCTTCTTAACTTTAATACCTGAAGTCATACTAAATCCAATTGTTTTTAATAGAAAAAAAAGAACGACACAGTTTTACCAAGATGTTTGTTAAGGGTTAATTTTGAATTACTCAATAAGATTAAACTACCATCTTGGTGCAACAATGGCATGTCGAAAAAGTGTCGTTCTAGCTCTACTAAAAGCTTGTTTAAATTCCGACATGATATTATACACTAGAACAATTGTCTCTGCTTTTGATTTTGTTTAGAGACTATCAGTCCGTTCAAGTAATACCATCTTGAGGTAATCCAAGATCAACTGGCTTCAGACGACCTGTTTCGTCTTTCTAATCTTGATTTGCGCTCGTTCTTAAGACGTTTTTTGTCTTTTTTGCTTTTGTTTCTTACTGTCTTGCCCATCTTTATATTCTGGGTGAACCCAGACCAAATCATTGTTTTGAGCATAGGCTATCATTTTACGACCATTCTGAATTTCTGGCAATACCCATGCCCAACTATTACCAGAAATATTTAATTTTTCGGCCTTATTTTTTGTGGCCAGTTCTTCGTTAAAACTCATTCTAAAATCTCCAATCCGTGAATTGCGTGTCTTATGTCTTTTTCCAAAACGATTTCTTTTTCGAATTCTTTTCGTTTAATATCGTAAATTAATAATCTTGCTGGAGACGAACCGATAATAATTTTACCTTCTTGTATAGCAAGACCTCTATTCCAATTGTTTACAGCTATGTCGTCTACTTGATAGGTAACATTCTTGGAACGTGGTATATCGATAATATCCCATCCAAAAGATCCTCCTTTGCGGAATATACCAATACTACTAAAAGTAGTTAGATTCGCCACAAACATATTTTCATACTCATAAAAATTATGAACAAAACTATTCTTGTATGATTTATTTAGTGGGATCGGAGAAACCTCTTTCATGGTTTCAAAATCATAAAGGGGAGTAAGTAACCCAGCGATTCTAAGTTTGTTACCATAAACAGAAATAGAATTTATATGGTAGTCGTCGTCTTCTGTTTTTGTTTCAGAGGTTATTTCTTCTTTACCAGTAAGCTTTTTTGCAGAAGGGGTATCTCTACCAACAAGCTTCCAAAAACCTTTTGTATTAAAGTCTAAGTCCACTTTTACAATAGCATCATAAGCAGTAGAAGTAACCCATAGGTGGTCTTCATGAACAGCTATTTCGTGAATGCTTTTAAAGTAATCTCTATCTTGATAAGTTCGCTTTATTTGAAATGTGTTTTTATCTAATTCAATAAAGCCAGCAGAGTCAGTAACGATAATCCGGTCACTAAGAACAGAAATGCCACGAAGACCTCGTTCCCCGCCTCTCTCATTATCGTTGATAAAATCTTTTTCATATGGGGCATGATGAATAACCTCTTCTGTATCTGTATCTATGACATACAAACCTCCGTGTATACCACCTTGTTTAGCCGCCCTAACGACCGTACTGCATATAATCTTCACGATGAAACCTTGTTATAAAATCTTGAAAGGGTTTTGATACGTGTTCAAAGTTAAAAAAATCATAGTCTATAGTAAGACCAGATAGATATCGTTCGTTTAGTTCGTAGTTTGAATTTCCAAAACCGACATTCTCTTTGTCCGAAATTTTATTTGAAGAATTATTAATAACAACACTGTTCTCTAAACATGCCATATAAGGAGGTATTAGTCCCCCAAATTCACCCATGTGTAAATTGTCTTGTAGATCTTTTTCAAAACTGTCTATAGATTTAATATTAGTTTTTTGCAATATGTATTTTAGAAGCTTGCTTGTGTATATATGTCCGTTGTTAGAAAACGGTATACCAAAATTTGTAAACGGTTTTATAGTAGATCCATCCCACACAATAAATTTACCTAAGATAAAATCGAATTCATCAGGCTTATGTATAAAATAATCGTTAATGCTATAAGCGTTTTGGATTATTGTATTGTTGCCAATCCGCATAGAAAAAGCGGTTATTGGTTTCTCTTTAAATAAGGCTAGTATATCTTTGTAAGAAGGCGGAGAATTAAAGAATACATTCTCATCATTTAAAACGCATGTCAAATCTCTATCGTCGTTGATTTGACTAATGATATCTTCACTAAGGTTGTCATCGTCTCTTGTGTACCATCTGACCGGAAAGTCTAAACCGTGCCTGTTTTTGTAAAAGATATCTTCTTTTAACTTATCATACCCCTGTTTAAACACTCCATTTGAACATTCGTATATGACTTTTATATCAAATAAGTTCTTAGCGTTTTTTTGAATACTTTTTATTAGAAGTTCAAGCTGGACTGCTTTGTCTTTAGATAGAATTATTGCGGTTATCATCGTGATAGTATTGAGTCAGGAGATATATACTTTGCAATTAAGTTGTTGTCATGCCACTGTAAAGTTTTAGTTAAGCCTTCTTTGATTGAAGTCTTGGGTTCCCATCCTAATTCCTTTTTAGCTAGCGATATGTTTAAACATGACCTTTGTTTAATGTCCTGTTGGGTTTCTTCCCAGATTATTTCTTTTTCGCATTTAGATAATTCAGAAACCATTTCGTGTAAACTCTTAATACTGTAATCAATACCTTCAGATATGTTATAAGTATTAGATCCAACTGAAGGATTTATAGCTGAATAAATAGCATTAACTGCATCGTCAATATAAAGAAAATCCCTGCTTGATTTTTTAGACCCTTGAACTTTTAAAGCCACTCCTGCGTCTTGTGAAGCTCTAACGTTTGAAATAATGGATTCAATTACATTATTCTTTCTAGGATTGAATCCACTTCCCGGCCCATACACTTCGGGGAATACTAAGTTGATTGCCGTGAAATCATCAAACTGAGTACTAAAAGCCATATTAAGCTCCATCAATACTCTAGCACAGTTTCCATAATATCTCTGTGACCAATAAGGAGGGCCATCCCACATATCAGATTCTTTGTACGGTAAGATTTCTCTTTCTGGATAGCAAGAAGATTCCCAAATACTAATAAACTTTTTACATCCGCTAAGTCTAGCTTCTTCTATAACTTTACATGTAACGAATAAGTTTTCATACATCGTTCCTGCTGGATAATCTAGACAGTTTTCTTTTGTTGGAAGGCGAGTTGCTAAATGAACAACTACATCGGGATTCATATCAAATGACCAACCCAACATAGCGTCATTGCCAAGATCTAAACCTTGTCTTGTACCCGCCATAGAATAGACGTTAGAGAATCCAGCCCTAGAAAGAAAAGAACCAAGCCTCATTCCAATAAAGCCCTGACCGCCAGTTATAAGTATTTTAGAGTCTTTATTCATCTACTTCATTTAGAAAAGTTACTAATTCGTCAGGTGACATATTATTGGCACGTTTTTTAATATTGTGATCTTCGTCCATAATAACCACCGTGGGATATCTTTCAATATCAAATTCATCTACTAGGTATCTATTTTGAGGCTTGTCACACAAAACAAAAGCGGCTTTACCATTATGATATTTAGACATAGCGCTCTTAACGCTTTCATGAGGCCAAGTATTCTGCTTCATAGATTTACAATGAGGACACCATGCGGTCATAAATACTACAACTTGATGTTTATTTTTTTTATTCATTTTGGCTTAAAAAATTAAGGGTTCCGTTTACATCCATTGTGTTTTCAGTGCTCAAGGGTGTTCCTTTTTCGTCTACTATATAAATAGTAGGAACTCCTTGGATTCTATAAGTCGTGGCTAAAGCTTTATTTTTGGGATCATCTATGTCTACAAAGTTAACAGAATCAAACGCCTTTAACTTGTCTTCAATAGCTGGGTCATTCCAAACGTGAGCTTTCATCATTCTGCACGGCCCACACCATTTAGCAGAGAATACTAATAAATGTTTTTCTTTGTCTACAGTTTTTTTCATCATGTTATCCAAAAAAAAGGACAGCGACCTACCCGTGGGTACAGGGGGTAAGATAAACGAGAAGGCCGCTGCCGATTATTTATTCTGTCGTCCGTAGTGAATCACCAACGATCCACGATACAATAACAGCTACGATACTATTAGCAGTGGTGGGGTCAAGACCTAAAACATCCTGTAAACCAACTACTACTACTCCACCGACAGCTGCCCAAAAACGACGGCTCCTAATTAAATCTTTAAGTTTCTGCATCACACTCTCCAATTAAAACTAACTAAAAAAAACCTTTTACCATATCTAACATTCCACCACCAGCAGAGGCTCCGCCTCCTTTGAAGATAATCAGATACGCAGCAATAGCTGCGACAATTAAAAAAACCAACCATTTCCTTTTGGCTGCAACAGCATAAGCCTTAGCTGTCACTTCTCTAATTTTATCAAGCTTATAATTTCGTTTGTCTTCTTTTTTATCTTCTCTGCCAGATATTTTTTCGTCTTTATTTTCAGATTTAAGCCGTCTCTTTTCTAAAATCTCACTTAATCTGTTACTGCTTTTAGCCATGACTAACCTTTTATTTTTTCCAACCCTCTAGGATAAACCTAAGAGAATTTCTACCTAATATATTACTTATTGTACCATGAGAATACTTATCTGTGTCAAGACCACTCTTTAAACATGAGAGATATCTAGTCAGTCTAGGAAGTTCTGATATATCTGTTATTTCATCTGGCGGGTCAGTAAAGCCATCAAAGTCAGTTCCAATAGCTAATACTTCATCGCCAGCTATATTTATTATATGATCTATTGTTCTTTCTATGTGTTTTAAACCAAGGCCAGAGTCTATTGGACTTAACCAATAGTTCATAAAAATAATACCTATAAGACAGTTGTGGTCTGCTAACCATTTTATTTCCCAGTCTTGTAGGTTTAATGGGTCTGGATTTATAGAAAAAGCACCAATATGACTGGCAACAACCCTTGATAGATCATTGCCAACGATATTGTAAACATCCTGTCTAGCTTTAGGTGTACAGTGGGTTATGTCTATAAGCATACCCATATCTTTCATAGATTGCACAACCTTTTTTCCAATTGACGTCAATCCTTTGTTCATGTCCCATCCAGACATTAGATGTTTCCAGTTATTCTTTTTGATACCATACTCAGGATATGGAAATACTGGAGGAGCAATATGGTTATCGTAGAAATGAGCTAAAGTCAGATAAGCCGCACCTCTGTTATAAAAATGCTCAAGATTGGTAAGAATTTCGTTCTCTACTAGTTGAGGCAGGGCTGTTGACTCTCCCACTCTCTTCTTGGCCAGTTCTCCATTGAGACTATGCGCACCTTCAATAGAATGTATCATGGCTATATCGCCATCTACTATTGATTTTTCTAATTCTTTTAGGCTTTTAACAAACTTAAATTTTCCCCCATACTTATCTACTTCTTTCTCCATAGAATCCATCATTGAATTAGTGGCATCAAAATATGTAGGATCAAATACCCTTTTACGAACACTTGGATATAGATATTTTAAAACTTTAATAAGCCATTGGTCATCTACCCATTCTATTTCTGGAATATAAGACGTAGATAGCACCACATCTAACCCTCCTTCTTCCATCTTAGGAAGGGTGTTTCTTTCAGACATAGGCCAGAAGCCTCTTTTGAATAATCTGGTAAGAGGTTTTGAACTTTTACCATCTAAAGATCTATCAAAAAGGAAATTTTTTAGAGTCCCATGATTATGCCAATCAAATATGATTGCGTTCTTGTGTGTATTTTCCCAATCCATCTTTTTACCTCTTTAAAAATTCATTTCTATCTTGTAATGATAACATATCTCTGTTATTCAGCTCTGAATCATAAAACGTGTGGCTAATAATTACCCATTTAAATGATACGTGCCTTATCGTCTTACCTGAAAAGTCATTGTATATACACGACCATCCTACTTTTGTTCTCGAAAGATGGGTATTAACTTTTTGTGATGTAATATCTGTTTTAAGATAACTGTTTCGGACAATTATATAATCCCTTACCACAAACCCCGAAGTTCGCTTACTAAATCCTGTTTTTTCTCCTGTGTAAGGGTTTAACGCCGGAGTGAGAACATGATCTCTCCATTCCCACCAAACGTACTGAACAAATCTTAACTTAGGACTTCCTGTTTTCTCATCTATTTTATAGACGTTGTTAATTTCAAGATAGTCACAAAAATCATACAATATTGTTTTATTGTTATGTGAGTTTGAGGCACTCAGGACAGTAGCAACCATCACCAGAGCAACCACACTTAACTTCTTCGCAAGAACATTCATTGCAGTTACAGTCTTCTGGAAGTTTAATTTCAATGGGGTCTGAACCCGGAATATCTATAATGATTCCTTCTAATCCACCATTTTGAATGATGGCTAATACAATCGTTATTACCAACGTGATGATTGCAGCCCTAGACTTCTTACTTTTAATCAATTCTTTCATCTTTATTACTCCATAAAAAAAAGGAGAGGTAAGAACTAAGCCTTACCCCTCCTTCGACTTTAGTCATCTAACTTCTTGTCTATTCTTTCGAGGATGTCCGCGATTCTTCGTTGGTCATTGACTATCTTAGTCATTATATGCTGCATATTGCGCTGAATTTCAGCCCAGCTACGTGGCACATAAACTAATGGCGTTCCGTCAGTATCGCATCTCTCGTGTAATTCATGAAGTCCTTGTAACCAATTTCGTTCTTCCTGTGTAAGGGCAGAACCCTTATTAACAGTTTTTAAAATCAACATTTCTATCACCTTTATCAATCCCATAGTAATTGCAATCACAGCAACTAGTGCTGGCATTTCTGAATTCATGATTCACCTCTCTCAAAAAACTAGCCAGTGATGGCGCTGTAGTCCATTAAGTTCTCACTACCTGTGCCGTCACCACTTGTGGAGGTTCCAACATAGCTTACGAAGTTCTGCAAGATTACAAATTCGCCCGGAATAGCTCTAGTAGGAGTAGCAGCATGATCGCTAGCAAGAGCTGCGGCAGTACCTGCATCAGTACCCTTAACTAAAGTACCAGTAAGAATATCAAAGGTTCTAGTAGCCCATTCACCTTTTTGATAGTATTTAGTCTTCGGATGAATATTTCCACCACGACGACTTGTGGTATCAGAACCACCACTAAGAATTGGGTTCAATCCAGCAACGCCAGAAATCTTGTTCGCTACACCGCTTCTAATTACGAAGCCCGTGTCTGAAGACGAACGAGTTACATCGCGTCCACTTGGATTATAGGCAAGTGTACCACTGGTATTAGCTTTTGCAATTCCGATTTCATTAGCTGTACCAGTATTGGCTACAACTTTTGCTCCGGAACTTCTGCTACCAGCATTTAAATCAAGAGGAGATTTAGCTGTAAATCTAGAGCCAGCAGCAGGAATAGTACCAGCATTTGCTACTACTCCGCCATCTATATCTTCTAAACCAGCAGTGCTACCAAACTTAGTGATAGTAACGTTGGTAAGACCTTCGACAATAGAAGCTTTATCCTCAAACCTATACGTTCCATTAACAATAAGCGTAAGGGTTAAGGTGCCAGAGCCATTATCAGCTACGGTAATGGAATTTGTACCAAAACCAGCAGCGTTGTCAATACAAAGCTTTAGAGCTGTCGCGGCAGCAGTAGCGTCAGTATTAATAAACTGAAGACTTCCTGCCGTTGTTGAGCCCTTTGCCGTAAACGTTCTGGAAGTACCAGCAGCATCGACGATAACAATGGTTTCATCAACAGAACAAGCGCCTCCAAAAACAATAGTACCTGTTACCGTTTGGGTATCAACAGGGTGTAAATGTGTGCTTAAAGTCATTATAATAACCTTTCATATGACTAATCTGCACTGTTTCCTTTAGTTCCAACAATAAAATCCGATCCTAACATATTATACACTATTATAATATATCTCCCACTACTTTAGATGACATGAACCTCAATGCATGTACACCCATCTCCTCAAACATAGCAACATGAGACTTGTTAAACGCTCTTACACAAGAAGTTACAAGAACCCCTGTTTTCTCGTGCATTTGGTATGAAATTATAGCATTATCAGATATGTCATCAGCTATAAAACCAGTAGCATTTATTATGTGTGTAACACCAGCCTGATAAAAGAGATCGCACATTAATAGTACAGTTTTTACAGAGAAAAGCCGGTATTCTATTATTACCCGTAATTCTATATCATATTCATTACATATAGATAGACAGGATTTTAAGTCTTGCTGTATCTTACGCCAGTTTTCTTCTTTAATAAAACTATTATTAATAACAAGGTCTATATAAGAAGCTCCTTGCCTTATTGCTAGTATGATTTCATGGATTCTTATTTGAGTTCCATTTAACCCATAAGGAAAATCAATAGCTACAGAGAATTCCTGACTCTTAGTGAATTCTGATAAACGACCCATGAATCCAGAGGGGATTGCTAAGCATCTCATGTCTTTTTCAGAAGATGTAAATACAGCTTCTAATATTTCCGCATAAGTTGAGTCTTGACTATAACAGGCTAATTCTCTAAACATCTTTTTAGTTTTTCTAAAGCTCCTATTATCCTTCGTCTTGCTGTTTCTCTTCCATATCCATTGTCATGTCCTATTTCTTTGGCGGTTTTTGATTCATAGAACCTTTTAAATAAGATATCTCTAGACTCTTCGTCAAGCCTGTCTAACAACTCAAGAACTTCTATCTTTTCTGCTTTGTCGTTATACTCAGATATCTCTCCAATTAATACTGAAGCCCCTTCGTGTTTTGGTATTCTTTTATCTTTGTTTATTTCGTATAGCTGTTTTTGACATTCCCAAAAAAGGCGATTGCATAAAAAAGAAGTGAACTTACAATTTCCTTTTGATGGATCATAATGTTCTACAGCTTGCCATACAGATATTAACTTACATCTTTCAAGTTCTTCATAAGGTATGATGCCTTTATATTTCATACACATCTTATTCATGACGTTTATATTGTCTCTGTTTTTAAGAGCTACTTCTAACTCCTCGTCGCTCGCTTTTTTCATCTATAGTTTTTTCCTTTGAGTAGTCCCATATAAAATCTATGATTTTCATCTTCTTCGCTTGTTTAGGACATATCCATAGACCATGCTGGATTTCTTTAACAAACTTATCAATAGCAGATTTTGTTTTATTATTGCAATTCCTAGCTACCTTGTTTATTATATCCGCATACTTGTAGTCAGTGAAAGCTGTATATGCACGTTGGTTGGCTATATAATCCATATCTAAATCAAACAGTATAGGATGAAGCATTATGCTAGAATTTTCTGTGGCATATCTAACAGAGCCAAATGTTAATATATAAGCGGCAGCGGAGTATGCTTTTCCAATAGCAATCGTGTGTATTTTAAAACCTTGCTTCTTAGCTCCATTTATTTCATCTATGATAGCACATCCCGAATCTACATCTCCTCCTTCAGAGCTTATATAGACATAGATATCTTTTATGTCCATGAACATACAATACCTTAGAGATCGTACAAACTTTTCTTCGCTTTCTTCGTTAATATCTCCTCGTATAAATATACGACCAGAATCAAGTAAAAAATAATCTTCTACAAATTTAGTTTTATTACTCATTCTGAAAGATCAACCCTCCATTAGAATCTTTTTCTTCTTCATAAAGACCAAGCGTTGTAAGATAATCCTCATCGTCAATATCGTTTGTACTTGTGTATAGTATTTCTCCATCTTCAGATACAAAGATAGCCCATAATTTATCCATTGATATAGAATCTTTTATTATGGATACTGTTTCTTCAGTAGTATCGTCTATCTCAAACCTATCGCATATTTCTTTTTCTACGTTTAATCTTACATCTGAGAAATCAAAAAACTTACCAACACCAAGAAAGAATCTATAACGAGAAGTTATATTTAATAATTCTACACCTTCAACTTTTTCTATCTTGTCTTTTATTGAATGGGTTATGTCAAAATTAGTGTACCCCATCCAACATTCAAACTGATTAAGTATGCTCATTTTATCATGGAGCTGATACATACCCATAGGAGTAGTAACTAAGTTTGGTATCTTTTCTAAGAACAGTAAGGCATCTTCTGCCATTCCTGATTCGTCTTCTTCATATTCCTCGTGGAAGTTTTCTACTATTTCCTGTTCTATTACGTCTTCGTCCCATTTTTCCCAAGCGATTTGTTTGTTCGGCATTTTTCAACCTCCAAGAGGGCATTTGTGTCGTGTTATTATACACCTTTTACTCTCCTTGTCCTTTTAAGACGGTTTTTGCTATGTCAGTTGGTTTAACTACGACTTCATCGCTTTGAACGCTTGATAATATTTCTGTGAGAGGGTCGTTTTTTATAGTGTTTAGTATTCTTATGTTCTCTTCAAAATTTGAATAATCAGAACTTCTACCTTTCTCTTCAAGTCTTTCTTCTATAAAAGAGACAGAAGTTTCAATTAAATCCCCATTGTGTATTTGATGAAACATTTCAGAAAACATCTCATTAGACACTTCATCACTATCAAAATCAAAATCCATATTAATAACACCGTCTTTATCGACCGTGAATATTATGAATTGATGTCCATTAAGAAGAGTTTCAGCCTCTTGTTGTTTGGACTTTTTCTTAAACCATTTAAACATTAATCTACCAGTTCTGGATATAGTTCTTGAAGCGTTTCCAACCTATCTCTTGCATCCACCAAAGCATCCAAAGTTTCATCCAAGTTCTTATGGAAGTCCCCTGTTGAATGATCTCCAATACCTACCGCATTATTCGTTAACAGTTCTAATGATAGACTTGCTTTTTCTTGGTCTGTAATAGCCTTGTACCATAGGTAGCTAACTGAAAGGTTTTTAATAGATGAAGGCATATTTGTTCTCCTAGTTTTTAAATGCATTGATGGTTATTCTTTTTCAATAGCTTCAATAATTTTCATAGCAGAGTTTTCCCAACTAAACTTTTTAGCGGTATCAACTCCTGCTTGATTGATATTTAGCTGATCATTCTTTTTCTTTTCATGAACTGACCTCATGTGTTGAGCAAGTTCAGAAATCTGCTTATCTTTAATAGAAGCCCATTGCCCCTGACCTTTGAACCAAAAGCCATCAACAGCATCTTCTTTTTCTTCTACATCCACTAACATACAGTTGTCATCATTACAAAACTCCGTATGGGACGAGTAGTTTGTAGCAATAACATGCTTTCCACAGCTCATCATCTCTAGAAGCTCTAGATTCCAACCTTCAGCTCTAGCAGGAAAAACGCCACAATCAGTGTCACTCATAATTTTATAAACATCTTCTTGCGTTTTTTGACGTGGAATAATTCTTACCTTGTCTCCTAGTTTAGAAGATCTATAAAGACGTTCCCATTTGAAATTCTCTTCTTCTGGATAAAATGGATTGTCACACATCATCCAGAGTTCAACATCATCGTCTTCTGTAAACGCTTCTTCAAAAGCTTTGACAAGAATATCGTGACCTTTTCTGATTTCCCATTTTCCGCAATTATAAAAGATTGTTTCTTTTTTATGAGACATAGATTCTTTAAATATACTTCTATCCACACCAAGAGGAACAATATGGGTGTGTTCTTTTACATATTCTTCTCCACGTATTTTACCTACATGCTCTACAATTATAGATTTTGCCCATTCGGAAGTCACCATCCAGTTGTCTAGATAATGAAGATGGTGAAGCTCAAGGTCTGTAAACCTATCTAATTCAAATATAGGAAATCCATACTTTTCCCCGTTACCTACAAATTGAGCCATGTCGTGCTGATGCCACATCTTAATAGAAGGAGCTTTCCAGTCGGGAGTTCTGGAGTTTTTAATGACTTCTTTTAGAAGCTCATGATAATTTTCAGATACTTCAATATTCCCTATAGTAAATAGACACACTTGATGACTAAGTTCATGAAGAGCTTTTGTTATATTTAATCCAGCAACCCCATAACCCAATTGGTTAATAGGACACGATAAGTTAATTTGATGTGTAGAGTTTAAAAAAGCCATTAGCCATTTTTCCTTAATAAATTTTTAGCTTCGTTTATTTGTTGTTTCCAGTATTCCAATTTTATTTTATTAAAGTTGAAATCACTCATGTCCAGCTTCTTAATATGACTTTTTAGAAAATCAGGAGTTATTTCATTCCAAGAATTTACTTTCACATGAGGTAAGTCTTTCATATAGTCGTATGTAATCTCATCTTTTATTATTGGTATACATCCCGAATATAAACATTCTAACATTCTGTAGCAATCTATACCATTTCCTTGTGGGCAAATAGCAAATGAATGCTCGCATAAATCTGTTATATAATCATTATACGACTTTTCTTCTTCAACTACTGTTATCCAGTCAGCGTTTAAAGACAACAATGATTCCTTTAGTTTATATCTCTCTATCGTGTTATGTTGCCAATTAGCATACACCCAATTCACTCGGCTACTTCGATTAGACTTCATCTGGTTTGATATGGTGGAACATATGTCTTCTGGTCTGTCTTTGTGTATGCCTAGAGGTATACTGACTATTCTATCATCTCTTACCATTGAGTTTGATGTAAACCAAGACACAACATTGTCTGGAATCTTATCGAACGTGGAATACGTATGAGAATAACATTTAACAGAATATGTATCTTCTATATTACATCTTTCGATTTCACATCTTGGGGGAATAGACAGGGAAGCATACCCTATCTTAGCGATCTCACCTTCTACAAAAGGGAGAAACTTTAACATGTCTATGGCAACAGGATGCTCTTCTTGTAAAGCTACTCCATAGTCACTAAATGCGCTAATAACTACATATTTGTTATCAGTCTTTTCGCACTTCTTAAAGAATTCGTGTATATGTTCTATATTACAATAGACCACGCCGGATTCTGGTATTGAATCATCAGCATGGTCTACTTCGTAATTGCAATCACCTAAAGCCATCCAAGACTTTACGTGTATAATTTCTTGTTCTTCCAATGTCCATGTTCCTGAATGGGATAACTTATCGTATACATACACAAGGTAAGTATATCATGTCTAAAGTTATTTTTCCCCATCGTTCTTCAAAATTTTGTTTAAAACAGCTTCAACTTCGTTTTCAAAATCGGTATCCATCATGTGCATAAACATGTCTAATTTTATAGACGTTTGATTATTCATCATCAATCCCATAAAGGCGTTTTCTTGAGCCTCTCTTACTCTTTTTTTAAGTGAGTAGTTTTCAATTCCTAAATATCCTATCATCAATACTACTGCAATACGGTAGATGATATTTAGTTTCTTCATTAGTTTACCTTTTGTTAAAGGACTGTGATTCTCCTGTGGAGAAATTAAAGGTGTGAACTGACCCAATGCTTGTGTCAATAAACAAGATACCAATACGTACATATCTACGGTCTGGCGAAACAACCACTCCAGTTGTCATTGAATTTCCTTGAGGTAGAATAGAAATGATTGGACGATAACCAACAGTCCCATTCTTTTGCCCCAAAAACATACCTCCTAAAGATGCCCTTCTTCTGTCTCTTGCTAATTCTTTAACCGCAGGCGTATACGTAAGACTATTTAATTTCTCTCTAAGAGATAAAGGTCTTTCAGCTTTACTTGTTCCGGCGATCATCAAGATGATTAATAGTGTTGTTAGTATTTTCATTTGTAATCCTTTTTTATGCTTGAAAGCTACTTCCGCAACCGCAAGACTTAACTGCGTTGGGGTTAGTGAAAGTAAATCCACGTTTAGAAATATCAGAATAATAGTCTAGAACAGTTCCGTCTAAATACAGGTCGCTTTTTCTATCTACAATAACATCCACTCCATATTGATTAGATAGAGTATCCTTTTCTTCGTCATACTCCAAGTCAAACGTGAGCTTGTACTCAAAGCCAGAACATCCTCCACCTTTGACAGCAACCCTTAGATAGCTACTATCTTCCTTAGACTTCTTGATTTCTTCTGCCGCCGCTTCTGTTAACTTAATCGCCATGAATATTTCCTAACTGTTATTGGTTTCTTTTTTCTTAGACCATTTTCCATCATTGTCCAAAGTAGTAATACATTTTCCATCTTCTTCATGGTATCCTTCATTACAATTGGGTGGGTATCCAGCATCCTCATCGCCGTGTAAATGTTCAACCCTGTTTAATATATGAGCTTTACTTTTGAATACAAGACTTCTGCCGTTTTTTCTATACGAGCCTCTTCTTGAATAGTGAAAAAGCTCTCCGGTCTTACGGTCTTCGTATATATACATTCCTGCATTAGATTTGTTTTTATTTGACATTTTTCCTCTTTCGATATAGTTAGTTATAGTATTGATTTTGTGCCTACGTCTACGAAGTATCTTGGTCTTCCACCCATGTCAAGTCTTTGGGTGTGTTGGTCTACTCCGAAGTGTTTCAGTAAAGTTGCAGTAAGATTTTGTGGATTAACAGGGTCAGTCTTTGGTTCTTCTGCTTTAGAAGTGGATGTACCAACCGCATAACCCATATCAAAATCTCCACCAGAAATCATTAAAGGAGAAAGTTTAGGCCAATGATCTCTACCAGCGTTTGCGTTAATTTTATAGGTACGGCCAAATTCTCCAGTCACAACAATCATAATGTCTTTGTTAAGACCTTTGTTATGTATGTCGTTTATAAGAGCAGTAAGAGCTTTGTCAATAGCTGGAACTTTTCCCTTTAACGCTGCGGATATATTACTATGCATATCCCATCCACCGTACTGAACAGTGATGAACTTGGTTCCTCTTTCTGCTAAACGGCGAGCTAATAGTAATTGCTCTCCAATACCCTTACCGTATGTTTCCATAGTTTTAGGGTCTTCTTTTTTTACATCAAAAGCACTAGCGATGTTTCCAAGAAGCATATTGTAAGACTGATCACGAAGTCCAGCACCGTCTTGTAGATTATCAAGACTACTTAGTAAATCTTGACGACCAAGAAATTGATCTTTGTTTATCTTTAGTTGTAGATTCTTAACACCCTCACCAGTAGCATCGTAGGGCTTATAGTCAGAACCAAGCCAAGCACCACCATCGTAAGTAATGTTATTGACTCGCACGTAAGCTGGCATCCCCGTTATGGGGTTGTTAGTTCCGTAGGCACTGGCGGCCATAGAACCGTAAGAAGGGTCATACGCAGGCGACAGAGGCGTATTGTCCGTGCTGTTATGCCCAGTCATCACCCAGTGAGTGCCAGTTCTATGACTAGCGTTGCCATGAGCAAAAGAACGAACGACTGTCATCTTGTCACCAACCGTAGCTAGGTTAGACCAGTCAGCACCGATGTGGTATCCACCGTTTGTTTTTACCCAACCATTAATCGCTCTAACATTATCTGGAGCATCTGGCTTAGGATCAAATGTTTCTACTTGAGTTGCTCCACCACCAAGCCAAACCCATATTACAGATTTGTCGTTTGGTAGTAAGCAGGTGGGAGAACCTTCTGCTTGAATGTCTGTTAGACCAATAGCACTTAACGCTGCGCTAATGCCTCCCACTTTCATGAAGTTCCTTCGACCGAATTCTAGCTTTATCATTACCGTACACCTTATTAAAGTTGAAAAATCTCCATCGGTTTAAATGTTCAACGTCTTCATCTTCATCTATGTGATGTAGATACTCAAGGGTTTCACTCCAATTAGAGAAAACCATTTCATGTGGTACAACACCAAACATCCAATTAGGTAAACTATTTTTACCTTGCTTGCACATTATTACAACAGGTTTTTTCTGTGCTATTGCAATTGAGGCTTCGTGATAGGAGCCACATAGGTGGGAATCAACGTCTAAACTCATTACTATAAAATGTGCTATATCAACCATTCTTAAGTCAATGGCACAAATAGGTTTCATTACATCAGACACTTTATCGTAACTACCAGACTTCTTTAGTCTGTTAATCAAACCTCTCGTGTCTTGGTCTTCAGTTCCATAATCGCTTGGTTTATCGCAGGGATCTAAAATTCCCACGCCAAACTCTTGAAGTTTAGGAGTAATGTACTTTCGCCATTTGACTCCACCATCTTCAACCCTGTCCATAGCCCCACATAGATATGCGGTCATTCCTTTTAATCTATTCATAGCATCACCTTATTATACACAATTAAACATTTGATTTATCTAGAGTCGCTTTTATTAGTTCTTCGGCATTTGTAAACACTTTGTTATTACAAACCCTACTAACAACCTTTTTAGATTCTGTTTTACTGAAGCCTAAACTGCAAATTCCACCAATAGCCTCTTCTATTATAATTGGAGAAGTAACTTCTATTTCTATTTCTATTTCTTCTTGAACTTCTTCTTCTTCTTCTGTTTTAGAAGTAGGAGCTTTGTAATCATCCCAAGTAGGAGTCTTTGATATAATACGCAAGGACTCTAAAACCTTTGGGTTAACAAAACCCATAAATGCTACAAATGCAGTGAACGCAAAGTAGGCACACAATTCAATAATATCTGTCTTCATAACAATCCTAACAAACAAGACGGGAGCGACAGGATTACTCCCATCGCTCCGCTTGCAACAAAATACTAAGCAGTCATTAAAGATGTTAAGGAATGAATACGTTCACGCACGTTGTCACTCCAAGCCTTATCGTAATGAGTCACTTCAACTTCTACAGGAGGCTTGTCAGTCATCATCTCAACACTGTCTTTCAACGGGTCTGTAAACAGTGCAACGACTTCGTACTGAGAGCATCGTAGCTTCTGGAATCGTGAGCATGTTGGAACACTCACTACGTCCATAGGATTAACCTTCACTACCAAGAACTGATCGCCATTATCTTCACTACCATAGTTCTTAACATAATCTAGCGAGCCTACATGCAACCCGTTGCTACACCCATGATCACGATTACTATCCACACTGGAACGATCAACTGATACTTTGCTTCCAACAGAGTTGTCGAATGTATGACTCCACTTATCCTTGAAGTCTTTATCCACAGCTTTGTAGGCAAGGAAGTGTCCATCATCTGTGATAGGTAGATGCTCATGTTGCATGAAGTCGAACAGTTCAACAATAGCATGGTCAGATGGGTTCTCGTTCATGTTGTTTAAGAACTCTAACATAGGCTGAAAGTTAAAGCCTTCTTGTTTCATCTTCATGATACGTTCCGTGAACAGTTCTGGCATTTCAATACCATCCCATTGCAACGTACCGTTTTTAACATCAATATATCCTTCACAGAAGTTGTCAATCGCAGCGATTACATCGTAATCCGCTTCAAAGTATTCAACATTCTTATCAACTAAATGACCCACCAACTTAGTATAATTCGGATGGTTCTTGTCGAAAGTATAGGTCTTACTAGCGACAACACAATTTACAACACCCTTGTTACTGATAACGTACTTCATCTCAAAACTCCTTAAAAACTAATTACAAACTAATTACAAACTTTTGTTTACTAAAACTATGTAGTCGGCTACCGACTTGTACTTTGCTTCTACAACTGGTACATCATCGTGCCAATAACGTGAATCACTAATAAATATAAGCATTGGGTATGTTTCAATGAGTTTATCCCATTTTACATCCCAAGTATTTATTTCAGTCAAACTGGTAAGCTCTTCACCCATCTCTTTCCTGAAGCTCTTACCAACCCAAGTACACGAACGCTTTACTGCACTATAAACAGTTTTAAAAGACTTCATATTGCTCAGTCCTTCAAGATATTCTTTAATATCATTAGGAACAACCTCCAAAAATTCTGAAGCCTTTTCTAGATGCCATGAACCGCTGTCCCTATTGAAGTTTTCAAATTCACAATAGGCCACCATAGACTCTTTAACCTCTTCTAATTTCCCATTGCGTACTTCTGATAGCAATTCGAGTAGGTTCATCCACTGATCTTCGGAGTTAAACTTCTTCTTCTTCAACTCTTGAGACTTAATGCCGTAAACGACAATCTCTTTTTCAGGCTCGCCTGTTATATCTTTGATTGCTTCTATTACACTGTTTACATTAATAAAACTATCACGTTCACCTTCAAGATTAACGATGTCATATCGGTTAATCTCTACGAAGTATCCACCAGCACTCATGTCTACGTCAACATCTTGCCATCGACGATCCTTCCACATGCAGAGTTTAGACCGCTGTTCTCCAGATGAACTATAAGACTTGTTTGAGCTTACTGTAGGAAGACTAGAAGCAAGAGTTACGTCATCTTCTGTACAACTTAAAAACACAAGCACTTCATCCATAGTCATACCAGAGATAAGATACATAAGATGATTAGACTCAGACCATTTATCATCACCATTTTTAGACTTTGCAAACGCCTTAGCCCGTCCTACTGCTCCTCGTTTTAGGTCATCAAAGATGATGGTAATTTCCTTACCGTGATCAAATCGTACACAGTCTGTCATCTTACAGGAAGTTGTTTTCTTCCATCTATCTCTTCCTAAAACACGAAGAGTATTTCTACCCTCTGGTTTATAAATACGAAAAGTCTTAGCTTCTTCGGCATCCCATAAGTTTTCGCCATTCCACTTAGCTTCACTGGCATCAACTATTTCAGCTAACCCTTTCATGTTATCACTGTGTTTAAGTTTTTGAAACTTAGTTCTAGCATCGTATAGAGATTTGCAATCATCAAAATTCTCTTGTAGAACTTCTCGCATTTCTTCAATAACATACCCACAAGTATCAACTATGTTCTTCTTAGTGTATTCGTTATAGCTAAGAGATTCACGACTAGGTGTTATATCTAAGTCGCCAATATCAAAATGAATTTCAACACCAGAACTAAGAAGGGCTTTTAAATTTTCATCTTCAATTTGGTCTACATCAATTGGGTATCTTACTTGCCCCATAATAGCACCGGCCTCAAAACTTTGATGATAGCC